AATGTAGATAAAGGTGAGTACGATCTTGAGATGATGGAGTACAATACTGTTAGGAGAAAGTATGGTAAAAAGTAAAAGAGTGTATGAAAAAAAAATAGATCATAGTCACGATATATCATATGAGAATGAAGTAACTTTTGATAATGTTAACTCACCGTCACACTATAAACATGGTAAAAAAGAAACTATAGATGTTATACGTGATTGCATGGAGAATGATGAGTATCATGGGTACTTAAAAGGAAACGTTTTAAAATATGTTTCTCGCTATAAGTTCAAAGGAGAGCCATTGCAAGATTTAGAAAAAGCACAATGGTATTTAAACAAACTAATACAGGAGGTCAAAGATGGGGGCAGTTAAGCAAGCACTACTTGAAGTAGAAGATTTTGTGTCGGGATGTTTACAAGAAGGTCGTACACTAAATCAAACAATACGAGATGCTAAAGAAGCATTTAATACAATAAACAATACTTATTTACTTGATGCAGATTTTATTGAAGATAAGTATTACCAATTTAGGGGGCAACAATGAGAGAAATGTTTTTAGATGCATTGCATGATAAGTATACAGCACAAATATCTGATGCTAAAGCTAAAGCTTCTGTGTATTTAGATAATCCTGTTGCAATTGGTGAGCACCCACAATTTACAGAAGAGTTAGATAAACTTATAAATGTAATATCCTCTGCAGAAGAAAATATAAAAACAATACATAAGCAATTTGGAGAACATAATGACTAAAGAGAAAGGAAAAGAAAGCACAGGATCAAGAACATATCTTATAGATTCAATGCAACTACAGGATATAATGAGGTACTTAATGACTAGACCTTATGCAGAAGTTGTACAACTTATGGGTATGTTAGGTAGATTAAATCAATTAGATCCTAGCATTGGTGCAGACTTTGTTAAGAAACAAGCAGAGGAATCTAATGGAAAAAAGTAATCTACACAAACACACAGGTCTATTGTTTGAATTAAAGATTGGTCTTAATAAAGATAATGCAATAGTAATTGACTACGGTGGAAAACCTGTAGGTAAAATAAGAGAAGCACTTAAAGATTATAAGTATCAAGCTAATCTTTGTGCAGCAATTATCAATCATGCTAATTCTTGTGGTAAAAAACTAGAAGATGATATCAAACAAATGATTCAGAAAATTTAAAGTTTTGGTATAAGTGTCGCCAAAAAAAAGGCTCCCTTAAAGGAGCCCTGTTGTTGCCTAACTGGGGGAAGTTCACGCTTCCCCTTTTTTTATGTCTTAGCTATTGTGTTTTTATTAATACCTTTTTTTATTATATAATTCTGTGTGCCATTAGCACCTGTCTCTACTTCTTTTTTTAAAACTTTAAATAATTCTTTTTCTTTTTTATCTTTAGTTTGTTTTGCTATGTATGCGTTAATAAGTTTTGTATCTCTCATAATATTATGCTGTTAATCTATTTGCTTGTGTTTTACGTTTACTAAGTTTAATTGGTTTGCTTAGTATATCTTTTTGTAATTTTTTAGGCAAAGGCATTTTAATTATTTGATGTTCGTCATGTTCATAACTTAAATCAATACCCTTATTTTTATAATCTAGTATATAACTAGAGTAGTTTGTCATGTTTGTTGTGCCTTCACTTGCATTATCTTCTGGAGTTGTAAGGTTATTACCAGGATTAGCTATTGTTATTGGCATACTAAAATCTACTGTAGAGTTATCAACGTAATCTCTTAAGGTAGCCATTTCATTTGGTCTATTTGATAAAGTTTCGGATAGAGCACTTCCTGCTTTTACCCATATAAAATATTGATTGGGATTACTTAGTACGTTATTAATTCTTTCTGGTTCACTAGCCTCGTGATCAGCATTCAGTACACCCATTATGCTACTGTGACCTTGAGCCCTACCACTATCACTATATATTGTAAAAAAATCTGGTATCGTTATTTTTGCATCATTTAAAGTTGCATATAATATATCACCTCTTACTTTCTTAAGAACAAACCCATTCTGCATAGACATTTTCATTCTATTAGGTATAGCCTGTACGTCCTCTTGTTCACTAAACATATCATCTTCTATACTTATTGCTTCAGTTTTAACACCATATTGTGTGGCAACTTTTTCTAGTTGGGCTATAACAATTTTATCATAGAATTTTTTAAGACCTTCTGCTTTTTTTGGATCTTGCCCCTCGTATCTATCACCTTGGATTTGACCATTAGTAATACCTATACTATCTGTGCCATTCAAAACTGCTTCTTTAATTAAAGAGTCTAGCATTAATTTAACGTATTCTTTTGATTGAGTTATAGGTAAATTTTCAACTGTATAATTTTTTACGTGATCCATTGCTTGTTCTTTTTCTTGAAATGCTATAGATCTTGATTCTGGTGTTAGACCATCATAATAAAAAACATAATATAAATCATCTTCAATTCTTTTTTCTACGTATGTGTCACCTGAATGCTTACGATATAAAACTTTATTAGTAGACATGCCAGTATTTTCTAAAAGATCTTTTTGTGTTTGAAATTTTGCTATTCTAAGATCATAAATATCTTCATAATTATCTTCAATATATTCGGGAGTAATTTCACTACCTTTTAATACTGTAAATTTTGGTTTATCTTTAGTTCCAAATTTTTGAATATCTTGAATCCAATCTGATTGCACCTCATCTACAATAAAAGTGTTATTTAATTTTTCAGATGCATTTTTTATTACTGGGCTATCCTCATAAGTTTGCATATCTTCTAAGTCAGTAGGATTAAATCCTATCTGAGCCCTAGCATGTACTACAGCATTTCTACCATATGATTCTTTAAGATGTACCCCTGTTGCTTGATATATTTTTTTAGATAAACCAAACTCTAATTCTTCAGCCATGTCAACACCACTACTAGAAAGAGATTCTGCATCAAAATCTTTACTTATTTGAATTACATACTGACTTGTAGTATTTCCAGCACCACCTATTGAAAAGGTAGAAAAATCTAACTGATCTGATTTAGGTATTTTTGTAAAAACAAGATCAGGTGCTATGTTTTTATCTTTAACTAATTTTAATAATTCCTCTTTAGTAACAGACTCATTACCTTGCAAAAATTCTGTAAGACCTAGGTAATTCATTTCTTCTTTAGTAGAATTACTTTGTATAATACTTTTCCATTTACCTTTAGTAGATTTATCTTGTTTAGCATTTGTAATAGCTTCAACAGCCCTTGAATAATAATCAGGTTTGTTACCTTTAAGTGCTATTGCTGTTTGTTTTTCTACTGCAGATAAAGGTCCAAGTTCTACTTTTTCTGGTACTAGTTTATCTGTTTGTTTTTTAACATCATCTTTATTGTATGTTATAGGCTTACTAAATTCTTTTGATTGATCTGGAAAAGATTCTTGTGGTACTTCTATAGATTCTGGTGTACTTGGTGGTGGAGAAGAGTCTGCTATTTTTCCTGATAGATCAGGGTATGATTCTTCCCATGATTTAATTACAGGTGGTGTTGACCCTTTCATTAATTCTTTATTCTCTTCTGCTATTCTAGCTCTTTCTTTTTCTTTCTCGCCCTTGTCTCCTATATCTAAACCTAGTCCTGTTTCTGCAACAGATTTATTTATACCTGTGTCTTTATATAAATTAGGTACTGCCATTACAGCATCCATCTGTGTCATTCTGTCTACACCTTCCATACTACTTTTAGGTATTGATGATGTACTCTCTGTATCTTTACCAATGCTATCAACATAACCAGATACTTTTTCTGCAGTTTTATTATAAGCTGCAACACCTGCAGTTGTACCTAGTACAGCTTCAAATGCATTTTGACCATACTTTTTAATAAGTTTATCACCACCATTCTTAGCTAAATATTTTACTAACTTAGGTATTGCAACTCTAGCTGTTGTTGCTACAGCTGCTTCGGCTACTGGTGTTGCTAATAAAAAAGGCATCTAGCAGTTCCAAGCCCTTAGGGCTTTATTGATTCTACTTTGTGGATCTCTTGCAGTTTTAGCAGATGTAAGTTTCTTTTTCATACCTGTCATACGTGCACAAAAACTAGCTCTACGTTTATTACCAACTACTTTACTAGGTGCTTTTAAAGTACCACCTTTATAGCTAGCTCTACCTTTTGCATTTAATCCACCGCTAGGATTCTTACCTTCTTTCCTAGTCCATGCAGCAGTTGCCACTATGCCTTACCTTTCTTTTTAGGAAATCCTGCTTTCATATTTTTGTAAGCACTGGCAGTAATAGTAGATTTTTTTTTAGTTCTACTTATACCTTGTTTTTTTCTT